CTAATGAAGGTATTAACTATTCCTCTAATGAAATTATTTATGCTTCACACAATTCTTTATTTAATGAACTAGTTTGGTTTTATCCAGCAGGTACTCCTTCAGGCAGTCCAGCAGTTCAAAACGATAAATCAGTAGTATATAACTATGTAGAGAACAATTGGTCTATAATGACTTTAGCTAGAAGTTCTTATGCAGATGCTAGTACTTATGATGTACCTTATGCTACAGAATATAACTCAACGAACACTCCAACGATTGCAAATTTAAGTGGTGCAACTAATACTTTTGGTTCTTCTTTATACTATGCCCATGAGATTGGTAATAATGAAATATCTTTAAATGGAACGGAGACACCAATACCAGCTTACATTCAATCTGGGGATTTTGATTTACCTACAGGCGGTGATGGAGAGAACATGTTAAGGCTAAGTAGATTTATACCCGACTTTAAAAACCTTCAAGGGAATGCGGTGGTTACAATATTTTTAAAAAATTATCCTGTAGATTCTGGAACCTCTTCTCAATTAGGTCCTTTTACAATAAATGCTAATACAGAAAAAATAGACACAAGAGCTAGAGGAAGATTAGCTAATATTAAAATACAAAATACAGCTGTTGACGAAACGTGGAGATTTGGTACGTTCAGAGCAGATGTCAATCCAGATGGAAAAAGATAATGGCTAAGATAAACGTATATGTACCTGAACCTCCTGCGGAATATAGTCCTGAAGGGTTTAGACAAATTAACCAAGCACTTGAAACTGTTGAAAATCAATTAAATACTTCTTATCAAGAAGACTTAAAACAAGAAGTAGAAAGGTTCACTTGGTTTAATGGCTAATATATATAAAAAAGTAAACACAGATTTAATAACTAATACTGAACAAAGTGTTTATACAGCAGCAAGTAATACTAGATCATTAGTTAAATCTATCCATGTTTATAATGAAGGCGCTGGAGATGCCGTTGTAACAATTAAAATTACTTCAGGGTCTACTTATTTCTATAGTAAAAAAACTATAGCTGCCGAGGCTAATCATGAGTTTATTGTTAATATTTTAATCTTAGAAGAGAATGATGTGTTAAAGATGCTATCAGATATTACTGGACCAGACGTTACGATTAGTTTATTAGAAATAAACAGAGACGACCAAAATGGCTAAAAAATTTAAAGAGCACCATGACAGAGATAGGCCTAAAAAGAGAGGGCCTCGAAAACATAAGAAGTCTTTGTCAAAAAGTGAGAAACGTCAAAAAAGATTGAAGCGTTATAAGGGTCAGGGAAAAGGCTAGACAAAAATTGTCAATAAAGGTATAAAAAAGAATGTCTGATTTAATTAAAATACCCGCAGAAGCAAAAGAAATTATTAAACATAAAAGAACAGGCAAAGTGTATGCTAGTAAAACTGATTTTGATAACGATGTTGCTGATGCCAATACTGATACTACTGTGGACGACTTTAGACAAGACCTTGAAATCAAGGTTACTAAAGTTACTATGGGAGCTGCTACCAAAAAATAATGGATCCTAGAGGCGCAACCGAACTGCAAATGGAAATGCTTCATAAGCATGTTTCAAAAGAGTTATTAGATCAAGTTCAAATTTGTACATCTATACCTGGTAAAGTTCCAATAGATCCAAACAAATTAAATATTCTTTGGCAAAAAAATTCTTGGGATCAACCTAATTTACAAGAATTTTTTAATAACAAAGAAAGACACAAAGAATATGATTGGTATGTGTTTAATAGTCATTGGAATTATGAAAAATTTAGAATGATGTTTGATATACCCACAGAAAAATCATTAGTAATTAAAAATGGAATAGAAGAATTTCCAATTAGAAAAATATACAAACGAGGAACTCCTATTAAATTAGTTCACCACTGCACACCTTGGAGAGGTTTAAATGTATTACTAAGAGCCATGCAAGAAGTTGAGAATCCAAACATAACCTTAGATGTTTATAGTTCTTGTAAAGTTTATGGGTCCGAATTTGAAAAATCTACTGAAAAAGATTTTGAGCCTTTGTATGAACAAGCTAGGAAATTATCTAATGTTAATTATATTGGTTACAAACCACATGAATACATAAAAGAAATGATGCCTAATTATGATATGTTTGTATACCCATCTATATTTGAAGAAACATCATGTACTTCTGCTTTAGAAGCTTTAGCATCAGGAGTTCACGTTATTACCAATAATTTTGGGGCCTTGTATGAAACTTGTGCAGAGTGGCCTGTATATATAAACTACTCAAAAAATTATGAACAAATGGCTAAGGATACAGCAGAAGCTATTAATGTAGCCTCTTCTTATTTGCACGAAGGTTTTATGCAAGAACATTTGGAGGAACAACAAAAGTTTTATAAAAGATTTTATAACTGGGAAAAAAAGGGTATGGAATGGACAAACTTTTTGAAAGGAGCCTTAGATGAAAGAAACAGTAAATGAAGATACTTATCAAACACTTAAAGAAATAGAGGTAACATCATACGAAAAAGCTACTTTACCTATGTGGAAACCGGACACCGGACAAAAAGATAATAAAAAAATAATTAAATCACCCTATAGCCTAATGGTTTGCACACCTTGTCATAGTGATGTCACTATGCATTACACACAAGCTGTATTGGAACTACAGCAATTATGTATAAAAAAGGGAATAAAAATTACATTTACTTTGTTAAAATCTTCTTTAATTACTCAAGGAAGAAACCTATGTGTTTCATCTTTTTTAGAGTCTCCATGCACACATATGTTATTCATAGATTCAGACATATACTTTAGAGCAGAATCTATTTTTAAAATGTTAGATTTAGATAAAGAATTAATATCTATTCCATACCCTCTTAAGACAATGATGTGGGATAAACTTTATAAAAAATTTAATGAAGGTGCAGTTAAAAAGGCTAGGGACATTCATAGATTTTTAAATACTTACCCTATGAAAGTAGAAAACCCAGATGACATAAAGTTAGACAATGGTGTTATGGAAGTTACACATAGTCCTACAGGATGTATGTTAATTAAAAGAAGTGTCTTTGATAAAATGATAAAGAAGTATCCAGATAAAAATATAGTCCAAAAGACAGTGATAAACGGTGAGTATGTAGATAGACCTAATTTATGGAACTTTTTTGATTGTATACATGACCCCGAAACTAAGACTTATATGGGTGAGGATTTTTCTTTTTGTAAGCTTTGGAAAGATATTGGAGGTACCTGTTATGTTTATGTCAATGACCCAATCATCCATGTTGGAGAACATCAGTATGAAGGTTGTTTTGCCGATGAGTTGAAACCGGCTAAGTAAAATGGTATTATTCAGAACTTAGATCTTAAAAGGAGAATATATTTAATGATACCCTATATACTTGCAGCCTACGGAGGATACCAAGGTTATAAAAATGCAAAAAAATCTGGAGCTTCTGGATTAGGAAGACTTTTCGGAGCTGCTGCAGGAGCTTATGGTGGTTACACTTTAGGAGCCGGTGGTATGAATGCTATTGGTATGCAAAATTCATATACTCCATTTTTACAAACACAAGTAGGTAAAAGTTTTTCTGGAATGTTACCCGCAAGTATGCAGTCAAATCAGCTACAACAAGAAATAGCCTCTGGTGTAAATAATCAAAGAGGAGGTGGATCTATTTTAGATATTTTAAAATCTCAAAATGCTGATGGAGACATGGTGTATAGCCCGGGAAAAGTTTCAGCTGCAATAGGTGCTGGTACTTATTTAAGTGGTGCCTTTAATCAAGACCCGGTAGACATGTACACTCCTGGATATAACATGGGTTATCTAGACATGAAAGAACAGAGACCTGGTTATACTTACATAGACCCGGAAACCGGACAAGAAAGAGCATACGAAAAAATTTACTCTCCAGAAGAAGCAGGACGAGGTGATCCAAGAGTAGGTCCTTATTCTTATAGTGTACAAAAATTCAATACTGGAGGAATAACAAATATTAAAAAATTTAATGAAGGTGGTGTTAACTATCTTCCATCAAAAGTTTCACATGACGAAAATGATTCTAATAATTATGTTAGAGCATCTGGTTATGTAGAAGACGGAGAAGGCGTAGGAGATAAAGACGAGGATACAATGTTAGCTCAATTAGCAGACGGAGAGTTTGTAACAAGAGCAGACGGAGTGTTAGGTGCTGGAATCATAGCTGGAGGAAATCCAAACAGTATGAAAGATATGAGAGAAAAAGGTGCCCAATATTTCTATGAACAACAAAAAAGATACAAAAGAGTATTTGATTTATTAAAGGATATGAATGGCATCGGTAAAGAAAAAACAAATTAAACCTTTAGTAAGTATTTTATCTTTAGAGCCTAAAGATATTGAAAGGTTTTGGCCGTTAGCAGAATTTATGGTAGCAGAAGCTTTAGCATTTTCAGGTAAATATGCGGACTCTTCTTGGGTACTGGAACAATTAAAAAAAGACATGATGCAATGTTGGATTATGTTTGGATCAGATGAGTTTGAAGAAAATAAAGTNTTTGGGATTTGTGTTGGTAGAATTGGTATTATGCCAAATTATAATCAATATGAAATAGTAATTTGTACAGGAAAAAGAAGAGAATTATGGGAAGATAATTTAATTAAAACAGTTACAGATTTTGCAACAGTTAACAAATGTAAAAGAATGAGTATAATGGCCAGATCCGGTTGGGAAAAAGTTTCCAAAAAATGGGGATGGAAAAAGAAACATGTTCAACTAGAAAAATGGATAGGATAAAAATATGAGTTTTTTCGGAGGCGGCGGCGGAGGCGGAGGATCATCGGCACCAGCAATGCAAACACAAATAATTAGAGAAGCTCCAGGTATAGAAGAGCGAAAACTAGAGTTAATGGATATGGCGAGACAAGTCGCTGGAAAACCTATTAACTTACCTGATTATCAAGTATCCGGATTAGGAGCATTAGAGCAACAAGGAATGAATTTAGCGAGCCAAACTGGAGTTGGCGCTGGAGCTGTTCAACAAGGTATTAATCAAATTAATACTTCAGCAGCTCCGATAGGTGCTCAACAAATTTCACAATATTTAAATCCTTATCAATCATATGTTACAAATGAAATTGGTAGACAAGGACAAATGATGCAAAACCAACTAGGAGCTCAAGCAGTAAATTCTGGTGCATTTGGTGGGGGTAGAGAAGGAGTTCAACAAGCAGAGCTACAAGGTAGAACTTTAAATGCTATGGGACAAGCTCAACAACAAGGATTTAATACAGCTTTAGGCGCAGCACAAAACCAACAACAACTAGGTTTAAGAGCTGGACAACAATTGGGTCAAATGGGAATGGGTCAACAACAAATGGCTCAAGGCGACATTAATCAATTAATGGCTTCGGGTGGAGTACAAAGACAATTAGCACAACAAACACTTGATGCTCAAAGACAATCAACTTTACAACAACAATACGAACCTTATCAAAGAGCTGAGTTTTTATCTAACTTGTATGCTTCGGGTCCTAAATCTAGTTCACAACTTACAATGGGTAGTTCACCAACACAAAGTCCATTAGCTCAAGCTGTTGGTACAGGTATTTCTGCATTCACAGCATTTCAAGGTATGAAACCAGCGGTAGCCGGACAAAAATAGGAGTTAAATGTCACTTAACAAAGTTTTAAATAGACCTCTGTTTAGAAAAGAAGCACTTAGACAAGGTGTGCTTAAAACTATTAATGCAAATACAGGTGTTATGGTTGGACAACCATATACTGCACCAGGAGTTCCAGCTATTAGAAAACCACCTACATTCATGGAACGAATGTCAGTGAGCAAACCAGTTAGATTAGCAAAAAGTTTAGGTAAAGGTATATTAGGTATACCTCAGTTAGGTGGTTATTATGCAGGGGATAAAGTTGGACAAGCTTTGGGTATTGAAAGTGACCTAGGACGAATGCCTTTTGGATTAGCAGGAGCTTATTATGCAAGTAGAGCAATGCCTGTTTTAGCATCTGCACCTGCTTTAACTTCTGCAGCTATTTTGGCAGGTCCAGCATATCTTGGCATTGCAGGTAAAAAAGAATATGACAGAATTCAAAAAATGAGTCCAGAGGAAAGAGAAGCTCATTACGCAAAATCACAACAATTTGGAGTAGAAGGTTATCTAAACGATGAAGATTTTAATGAACAGTTTGGTAAGTTTGTAACAAAACCACCAGAAGAAATTAAAACAAGAAGTTCAGCTGCACCTAAAGAAGGACCAGGTTCAGGAAGATTTAATTTCGGTCAAAACAAATCAAAAGAATTAAAAGCTGAAGGTGATGAGTTGTTACAAGATGCTAACGATCANGACNTAGCTAATTTAGATNNTATACAAGAAAACACATTAACAGGNGGAACACTTCCTCCTCCTACAAACGAAGATGATACTAATTACACAATGACTCTAGCTGAGGATAGAGAAAGAAGAGAAGCGGAAGCTTTATTAACTGCTCCAGAAAAGAAAGCACAAAAAGCAGAAAGCACGGCTCAAGGTAATAATGAAATAGCATTAGGTGGTCCATCTGATGATGTTGCGTTTAATAAAACAATTGCACTTGCTAAAAAATATCAAGAAGAAATATTTAGAGGTGAAGGATCTCAAGCTAATTTAGTATTTCTAGCTAATCTTGCTTCAGGATTATTAACAGGAACTACAGCTAAAGCTGGTATTGGCGGAGCACTTGAAGTATTTGGTCAAGCAATAGGCCCTGCAGTTAATAACTATGCAACAATAAAATTAAAAGAAGGTGAGCTTAGAGCTCGAAATAGAGAAGCATCACTAAATGCTGCAGTAGATCATATGAAATTTGTTAATGAAAATGCTGTAGAAGATAGACCTGATAGAACAGGTGGAATAATTCAAATTAGAGGAGCTGATGGTAGATTAAGAAATTACAAAGGCTACACTTTAAAAGATGGAACGAAACAAATAGCAGCAGG